AGCAAGACGATTAGTATCTGGTTCGCCAATATATTGACGAAGAGGATACTTCATATTTGGATCAGAAAATCCAATAACTAAATTTCTTTGACGATCTAGTGGTAAACCATTATCTGCAACTGGTATACCCTGTGCTTCTGCACCAGGTTTTGTAGACTTGTCAGTCTGTTCTGTAGGAGGAGCTTCGCCTAAAAAATACTGATAGTATGCTTCTTTCTTTGGCCATCCTGATTGCGCACCACCAACAGCCTTTAATGCGGCTTGAAAATAGCCAGGATCTGCACTATCTAATTGAACTCTATCTTTAAAATATGCTACTGCAACAATTGCAGAAGCCGTTAAATCTGTATTGAGTAAGTTTGGTTGAGTTAAAATGTCAATACCACTTAATCTAGCATACTTGGTATAATTTGATCTACCTGTTATTTGGATAAATCCACGACCATAGAATCTTCCACCATCACCTGATTGAGTGTTTCCTAAAGAACCTCCATTATTTTCAGGCGCGTATACGTAGTCAAAAAATCCTTCTATAGTACCTTTCCATCTTGCATACTTTGCAGCAATATCTGGTTTATTTTTAAATGTTTTTGAAAATACAGATACTAATGCTTCAGCTGAATAACTATATCCTTCAGATTGCGGAATCCAACCAGATTCACCTCCTGCAATACCAAGAATCGCTGCACGTCCATATTTGCCAATAATTCCACCAGCAGTCATTGCTGAATTTAATGCATCAATGCCTGGTTTAGCGCTGGCTGGAGGAGTCTTACCTGTTTTAGATGGAATGGTTGGAATAGGTGTTGCACTTTGTACAGGACTATCTGATGAACCTGCGCCAGTTTTTATTGGATCTCCATTACCATCAGTTACAACAGATCCGTTACCACTAAGTAGTACATCTCCCTGAGGAGTTACTTCTTTCTTAGCTGCTGCTGAATCAATAGAGATACTATCATCATCGTCTTGATCAACACTCTTAGATTCTTCTTGAGGAATTCCACCAATGCTACCAATAATAATTGGTTGCTGTTGATCCTCATCTCTAAACATGACAACAACCCAAGTACCTTCAACAACTCCAACAGGACTTTGGCCAATTCCACTTATAGCTGCAGAGGTAATAGGCTGCATTGGAAATGCCCAAGGTAGCTCTTCTGTTGGCAAAATTGTTTTATCATGTGTATGAATACCAACCACACGCACTTGGCAGCGACCCAACTTTAATGGATCTTTTCTATTTTCAACACATCCTGTAAACAGACTCATAATACCTCTTATTGATTACTCAAATCTACTAACACAGAGTTCTTAATCAATTCGATATTACACGTATGATTCTCTCTATTAATAACATGACTTATTGCAGACACCAAATAATTGCCAGAAAGAATTTTATCTCGTGTATCAGTATCATTTTTAGTAATTTGTGATACTCTAGGAACAATTACTTCTACGATTTGTCCAACTGTATAATCAGTTCTTCCAAAAACTTGAATGTTTATCTTATATTTATTAAGTCCCTGAAAGAAAGACATTCTCTTTTGTATAACTTTTGCGTTTGATACGTCGGAAAAATTGTTAAAGTTTGCATAATATTTTGGAAGAAATAACATAGTACTAGCGTTATTTGCACTTCCATATTTTGAATATGCTGGATTCGGATTTAATAGTGTAGGAGGAGACGGATCTTTCTTAACACTATAATCTCTTACAGTATATTTCTTTGTAACAATATCATGAGTTACTAATCTAGATTTTAATCTTCCCGATTGTATTTCCGTAATATAATCAGTCAGAACTGGAACACTAAATTCTAGAATTCTTTTATAATCTTCTGCAGGATCTCTTATACTTTCACCAGAATTTCCAATAGGAGTTCTAGTATAATTATCTTTTATAAATTGTTGATATGGCTTAGCAGATAATAGTGCATCTATAGATCTAAAATTGAAACCATCTCTATTTTCATAGAAAAGATATGTTGGAGATCCTGCTGCATTAGTAGCAGCTGCTGCAATATAATTTAAACATTTAGTAGGTGTCCAAAAATTAGCTGTAAATTTTACAGTGTTTGAACTAGTTTCAACATTTAATTTCTTTTGAGTATTTAATCCATCTTTTCCAAAAATCTTAAATGCAATATCACTAATTCCCCAAGAAAATGTTTTACTTATTTTTGTATTTGCATCAGTTATAAATTCTTCTGAAATACACTTAATAGTATATGCAACTTCTCGTTCACTTGTGTATTCACGATCTGTTATCTTATAGATATAGAATCTACCTTTAATATGCTGATCCATTGTAGGAGTAACAATATCAACATCAACATATTCTTCTCCAACAAATGGAAATAGATTAATATAGTCAATTGATTCTCTAAGAACTATAGACAGAGTTGTAAAAGATGAAAATAGGTCTTCATATATTTCAATGAGAACTACTTGATTTGTTATGTTTGCAACTTGTCCATTTAATGAACTTAATGTAATTTGCTTTAGTTGAACATCACCAGCAAATCTTATAGCTGAATTACTATCTTGCATATTAAGCAACTAATAATTGAAATTCATTAATGATTTGATCTATTAATTTACTAGAAATAAGTTTAATAGTACGCTTAGATTCATTAAGTCTAATTTCATATTCTAAATTAGTAATGATCTGATAATTATCATTTATTGTAAATCCATCAGGCAATATAGTAAAATTTACTACTCCACTATACGCAATTTCACCAGTTGGCTCATTTACTTTAGTGTCTGGATTATAAATTGTAACTGGGCGAATTCCATTTACAGTTACTAATTGACCAGAAGTAAATCTGCCAATGTCTACTAGAACAGATGCAGTATTATTAATTTTATCAATTGATTCTATTCTTGCATTAGATTTTGGTAAACCATTAATATAGTCATGCACTTTTAAAAGTGGAGTTACTTTGTTAGGAAGTTTCACTATACCTCGAGCTTCTGTGATAATACCATTTACTTCATAGTGATGAACATCATTTAAATTATCTTGGCCGTATTTGTCAATAGCATATTGTTCTAGCTCTAGATTTGACATAGGAAAGTCTTTAAGATAATCATATCTCTCATTTACGAGCATAATAACCCAGTGCAATTCTGGATTACCATAAACTTTCTCAGCAACAATTTCTGGAGTTTCTCCATCTTTCATATCATACTCATCGTAGAGAGTGATATTTTCCAGCACTGCTTTTCTTATTCTAACGTTTGTAGTAATATCAGTTAGAATTTGCAATGATGTAGACGTAAGATCTTGAGGAAAATCGTAGTATATTTTAGGAAAATTTGCAAAATACATATTAAGTATACTTTTCGATAAGTTCTTTTGACAAGAGTTGTAGTTCTTTGAATGTCAATGTTAAATTTATTTGAGTTGGCATTCCATTGCTAAATGTGTTGAACACTCCATTTGGCGTATAATTTACATTAACTTGTGTCAATACGCATGAAGTATGTCTATGAATATTTAAATTTTCAGTAGCACCTTTATAATAAGCAATGTCAAATTCAGATGGGTAAATATATAAAAATGCATTTTCTGTTTTAAATTCAGGATGCATATGATATTTAAATGCTCTAATAATATTCAAAACATTTTGAGCTTCTTCTGGTGATTGAGGAGCAAAATTATATTCAAAAGTGAATGTTCTAAAATCTACACCTATAAATGCTTGTTCTTTCTTAGGATTTGCCGCTAATCCCGATGCAACACCCATCTCTTTGCCAAATTGACCTTTATCAATTGCAAGTGCAGTAAGAACTTCTCCAGCAACTCCAGGTGCACCTTTTAGTCCACGACCAAGAGTATCAGCTCCTTTTGCTGCAGCAGAAAATGCAGCAGTATCATCTGCTTCCCAAGATACTGTATAATTTATTCCTAATTGATTTGGAATATATAGTGCAATTGCTGCATTTAATCGTTTTTGTGGTCTAGAAAATGTAGGCTGTTTTGTTTCACCCGGAGGAACTTCTTGATTATTAGCACTCATTGCAATAGATGCGCCAGTACCAGTTCCAAGTGCAGCACCAACACCAGCACCAATTGCGCCTTTGCCACCAATAACACTTCCACTAACTGCACCTTTGACAGCAGCTACACCACCAGCAGCTGTAATTGCAGCCGCAGTAGATATCTTTTGACCAACTAATTGGCCACGCATATCACGCTGAACGCCTTCTACGACAGAAACTTCACTTCCACTTTTTAATACCCGTGAATCTACTGAAGTGTTAATGTAAAATATTACTCTATTTTCACCATACTTAGGATTATTCATTAAATCTTGTGGATATGATAAACCAGTAGTACTATACTTATCACTCATTGTTGAGGCAATATAGTCAAACTTTGGAGCGAATTTAGCTGTTCCGGCACCAATCTGTTGAGTCCAGAGGTCTGCGCTAGCTTGTTGTTCAAATCTACGGAAGTCTGCTTGTGACATGGGTATAAATATTGTTATGTTAGTCTTATTGTTATTTATATAGATGTATCACAAACGAAAATATCAACCGATGTTTCCAGAGAAATATATGGGAGATCCATCAAATATAATAATGCGTTCAAGCTGGGAAACTCGTTTTGCTATATGGTGTGATAAAAATCCACAAATTGAAAAATGGAGTTCTGAAGAAACTGTAGTACCTTATGTTTCTCCAATTGATGGAAGACCTCATAGATATTTTGTAGACTTTAAAATACGAACTTCAAACGGAAAAACATATCTAGTAGAGATTAAGCCAAAGAAGCAAACACTTCCTCCAGAAGGAACTAGGAAAACAAAACAGTATTTAACAGAAGTTAGTACTTATTTAGTAAATCAGGCAAAGTGGGAATATGCAAAGAGATATGCAAAGGAAAGAAATTGGGAATTTGTCATCATAACAGAAGACAACCTAGGAATATAAATGAATGATAATTTAGAAACAATCTTTCAAAAGTATAAGTATGATAAGAGCATTGCTGAAAAATCAAGAACTTGGTTTCAGCAGCAGCAAATGCTATTGGCTAAAAAAAGAATTGATCCAAATAAAATACTAAGAGAACAGCGTAAAGTTACTAGAATAACTCCTGGAAAATTATACATGTTTATATATGATCCTAAGCATAAAGATACTCTTCCATATTATGATGCGTTTCCATTAGTATTCCCATATCAGGCAATGAATGATGGATTTATGGGATTAAATATGCACTATCTTCCATATTTTCAACGAGTTCAATTGATGACTAGATTGATGCAATTTGCAAATAATGATTCATTTGATGAAAAAACTAAAATAAGATATTCTTGGTCATTAATTGCAGGTGCTTCTAAATTTAAATTAGCAGAAGCATGTATTAAACACTATCTTAAAGATCACGTAGAATCAATATTTGTAGAAATTCCTGGGTCACAATGGCATACTGCTATGATGTTACCAGTAGAAAAATTTGTTGGTAGTAATAAAAATAGAGTATGGGGAGATTCACTTAGAAAATGAGCAATAAACTAGAAGAATTCATTAGCCATATTAAAACAGGCATGGCAAAGACAACTCATTTTGAAGTTCTCATTGCTCGTCCTTCTTCACTAATGACAGAACCACTTAATTCAAATATTCGTAAGATATTTTTATTCTGTGAACAGGCACAACTTCCTGGTGTATCATATGAAACTAATCAAGTTAGATCATATGGTGAAGTTAAAGATGCCGTATACTCAAAACTATACGAACATATTAATTTAAGTTTCTATGTAGATTCTGGATTCTTAGTAAAAGATTTTTTCAATTCATGGATGAATGTAATACAAGATCCAGAAACTCGTGATTTTAATTATCCTACTGAATATCTTTCACCTACTATTGAAATTATAGTACAAGACGCGCAAGACATAGGAAGATATAAGTGTACACTATATAATGCATTTCCTAAATCTATAAGCGCAGTGCAATTAGATTATGGTGGTAAAGATGTTATGAAATTGCAAGTATCAATGTCATATCAATACGCTAAAAATGAAGTAATGGGTAATTATAATCAAGTAGCTGATAGTAGTTTTCCACCTATAACTCCAGAACTTCCTTCGTATGATTATGGATATGATTCATTTTCAACTATTCCTGAAAATTACTTTAATAACTTTGTTGCATTCCAAGATGAGTTTGACTTTACAACTGGTGGAGTTCAATCACCATTTAACATTGAAAATGCAAGCGAATTTTCTGGCTTTGGAGGAGTATTTTCGTAAATACTAATTAAAAATTATGAATATAGATGATAAATTAAGTGCAGTGTTTGACGTAGAACCTATTGGTAAAACTGAAATTTTATTACCTCCTACAAATACATTGCCTGAAAAAAACGAGGCATTTGACAATGACTATGAAACAACGCGAAGTAATCTTCACTCTATATTGACACAAGGACAAGAGGCTTTATTTCATGCGCTGGAGGTTGCAAAGCAAAGTGAACACCCACGTGCATTTGAAGTTGTTGGTGGTTTAATGAAACACTTATCTGACATTAATCATCAGTTACTTGATCTTCATAAGAAAAAGCAAGTGTTAGAATCTGGAAATGATGATTCTAAGAAAACTAATGTGACAAATAATAATGCTATCTTTGTAGGTAGCACAAATGAACTAAGCAAAATGCTTAATACTATTAGAAAAGGAAAATAATTATGGCTTTACCAGTAATGTCTGTACCGACGTATGAATTGATCGTACCTTCAACTAAACAAAAAATTAAGTATAGACCGTTTTTAGTTCGTGAAGAAAAAGCTTTAATGATTGCTCAGCAAAGCGAAGATGAAAGTGTAATGCTTGATACTTTAAAGAGTATTATTGAAGGATGCACTCTAAATAAATTAAATGTTGAAAAACTTGCAATGTTCGATATCGAGTATATTTTTACTCAATTGCGTGCAAGATCTGTTGGAGAAATTTCTGAATTGCTATTCAGTTGTTTAGAATGCAATGATCCTAAAGCAAAGATGCCAGTAGATATTGATCTAACTACACTAAAAGTAGAATTTGATGAAAATCATTCTACAACTATTCCGCTATTTGACAATGTTGGAATCAAAATGAAATATCCAAGTCTTGCGCTTTTAGACAAGATGAAGGATTTTGATAGCACTGATATCTCAGTAATATTCAACATTATTTTTGATTGTGTTGATTCTATCTATGATGAAGACTCCGTCTATCCAGCAGCAGAACAAAGCAAAGAAGAACTTGAAGAGTTTATCAATAATCTAACTCAAGAACAGTTTAAAAAGATACAACAGTTTTTTGAAACAATGCCAAAGTTAGAAAAGACGATAGAATTTGATTGTCCGGTATGTAAGCATCATCATAAGCATATAGTAAAAGGACTAAGCGGTTTTTTTTAATAGCTCTATGTCATGATAATTTGGCAAACTATTATAAAATGAACTTTGCGCTGCTCCAGTATCATAAGTATAGTTTGTCCGACATTGAGGATATGTTACCCTTTGAGCGCGAAATATATGTTGCTATGCTAATTAATCATTTGGAAGAAGAAAAACAACGATTAGAGAGAAATAGACAATGAAAGAAGTCATAGAAAAACAAACAGCTCTTTTACAAACAGTTGAAAAATACTTATCAAATGATAGGGTTATTCAGCTAAGCCAAGCTACGATCCAAGATCAATCAGAGAAAAAATTAGATTTAATCTATCATGTCTTAAAAGATGGAATGGTAGATGATGGCAATAAAAAAGCTCTCAATTCTAACGTAGTAAAGCTTTTCAATGAGATCAAAAATCAGACTAAAGAAATAAAAGGACTATCAAAATTAGTTCCAGTTTCACCTGAACAGAGCAAAGCAATATTAGATAAATCGCGTCAAAATCGTGAATTTAAATCTATTGGTCAAAGAGTACAAAGTGCTAAAGAAAATTTCAAAGACTTTTTTACATTGCGTGGATTTCTTGATAAAACTGGAATTGCTAAACGTGGATCTGGTGGAATCTTAAGTGAACACTTAGATGCTAAGGAAGCAGTGCAGAAAAAAGCACAAGCTAGAATAGATGCTGGTGATCCAACTGTTAGATTACATGGCGTAGAAAAATCTAGAAAAATATTTGAAAGACAAGAAACTGAAGCGCAACAACTTCGTCGTAATCAAGGTGATGATGAAAGAAAGATTGAATCTTATAAGAAGCTAGGGATTAGCGAAAAGCAAATAGAAAAGTCTCCTGAAGCAAAGCGCTTACAAAAGACTGCAATTGAATTGGCAAAGGTAGATACTGCATTAAGACCAGAAGGATTTGATGTTAAAACTGGAATGATAAAACCTGATACCACAGAAAATAAAAAAGCTAAAGAATCTAAAGAACCTAAAGCAACTGCAAAGAAGGAAGCCGCAAAAAAAGAAACAACTGCAAAGAAGGAAACTGCAAAAAAAGAAACAACTGCATTAGCTCCATTAATGCAACTTACTAATTCAGCAGAGAAACGCAATAATGATGACGTAACTGATATAGATTTTAAAGAAGTTGTTAGACAACCTGCACTAACTTATGAAGAACCTAAAGCAACTGCAAAGAAAGAAACAGCTGAACTAATTCCTTTAATGCAACCTACTGCTGCAAAAGTAAGTGAAGATCCATTAGCAGCTCAAGAATCAACGGACGAATCTCAACGTAACATTGAAAAGCAAACCGATCTATTAGCAGAAATTGCAGCTAACACTGCTAAAATGGCAGGTGAACAAGAAAAAGTTAAGCCAAAAGCAGATAAAGAAAGTTCTGATGGTAAAGGAATTCTATCAGGAATTCTTGGATTCCTTGGAGATGGACTAATGAGTGCTGTTAAATTCTTATTTAATCCAAAGAATATTCTAAAATTTATTAGCAAGATCGCATTACCAGCAATGATCATTGGCTCTTTAGTAAGTGGTATTATGGATGGCTTTAAAGCATTTGCAGAAACCGGTGATATTGGAGAAGCTCTTATTGCAGGGCTTGGTGGCGTATTAAGCTTCTTATCATTTGGATTATTTGATGCAGAAACAGTTAGAGGTGTTGTTGATGCTGTCAAAGGATTTGTAGATGATTACATCATTGAACCTGTTAAAAACTTCTTTTCATTCATCAGCGATTCATTTGAAAAGTATATTGTAAAACCACTTTCAGATTTCTTTGCACCCGTTATAGACTTCTTTAAGTCAGTCAAAGATCAATTGTTATCAATGGTTGAAAGTATTGGAATTCCGGAAATTAGTTTTACTATTCCTCTTATTGACAAGAAAGTTTCAATAGGACCATTCTATCCATTTAAGAAAGAAAGCGCTAAAGCAGAATCTGGAGGAGCATCATCTACTATTGCTGCTGGAAATAGTGATGCAGGTGCAGGACGTGGATCATCTTCATTTAACGAAACAGATCCTAGAAGATTAGACCTAAACACAAGTTCAACTATGTCTGCGCCAAGTCCTACTGAAGGCACTTCAGTATATAACAAATCAAGTGAAAATATTGAAATGAGCAGCAAACCAGTACAAAGTGCTCCAATTATTGTTAGTGCACCTACTACTAATAATACTATGTCAAAACAGAATATTAGTATGCCTACACCAATTCGTAACGATGATTCTGGTTTTAATAGATATCTTTCTAGAAATTCTGCTATCGTATAATCAAAAAAGGAGGCCGAAGCCTCCTTTGTCATCTACATTTATGTAGATTATTCTTCCATAGCAATCTTCTTAAAGTAGCTTAGAGCTTCTTCATCACTATCATCAGATGAAGCAATAGATACTTTAGACTTTGGAGCAGTTGCCTTAACTTGGCGAACTGGCTCATCATCATCTTCAGAGATAGATGCTGCAGAAGGAGTACCATTGTTACTCCATTCAAGAACAGAAGCCAACTTACGAGAAAGTTCTTCATAAGTCTTAAAGTTCTTCTTATCAAGAAACTCAGTAAGCTTATGTTGTGAATTTGCAATTGCAAGAATTTCTTCTTCACTATCAGCAATTGGAGATGATTCTTGGAATGCAGATTGGTCATAGTTAGGGTAACCATCAACCTTACGCATACGAAGTTTGAAGTCTGCACCTTCCCAGAAGTCAAAGACATTCACAGGGGTTTCATCTTCAAAAGTAGGACGTGCTTTGTCCATGATCTTATCAAAGATCTTCTTACCAAACTTGAATAGCTTTACCTTACCTTCGTTTTCTGGATGCTTAGGATCAGACACGACTAATACATTTGCGTAGTAAGCTAGCTTACGCTTTTGCTTACGAGCAACTTCTTTATCAGCATCAGAACCAGTGTTCCACAAACGAGAGTTTAGTTCACCAACAGGATCGTTTTCACCAATCGTGGTAAGAGAGTTTTCGATGTACCACTTACCTGTAGGACCTTGAAAACCGTGGGAGAAAATCTTAACCCAAGGTAATTCATCGCCTTCAGCGCGTGGGAGGAATCGAAGAGTTGCCGTACCATTACCTGCTTTGTCAGCTTCAAGCTTCCAGAAGCGATCGTCTTGGTAGGATTTTGAATCGCTTTGAGGATTAGCGATTTTTTCGAATTCGGAAGAGATTTTACCGAAGTCTGTATTGCGCATTTTGCGTAGTGTATTAATATCCATTTTGTATTTCCTTATTTACGTTGTGTTTGCGAAGTATAATCGTTATGTTCATAATCTAAATCAGAAATAGTATACTCATCGTATTCTTCTTCCGACCAGTTATTTATAACGCGCATGCCCTTACCAGGAATATTTTTTGAATGTTTTAAAGACTTAGAAGACTTTTTACGACGGTCATCTTCGTCATCACGAAACTTACTAATTGTGCGGCCCATGTTAATTCTCTGAATATTCTTTCCTAAAGGTATGATAGATTGATTGTAACTTATCTTTGTCGTACTTGACAAACTTTTTTATCTTATTTAAGATACGAAGCTGATCGCCCCAAACTAATAGAAGAGGTTCCCACTTTGGGAGAAATTCTTCTACATCATTTAGAATCACCATTGTTTCAAGATGTATATATCCACCTACGTAAAGCTTTAAAAGCTCGGGGACATTGTTTTCAATACTAAAGAGATCTTGAAACTTTTTATCAGTATCCGTTTCAAGATATGTGCGAATGTAATCTAATTGTTGCTTAAACATATAAGTACGAGCTTCTTTACGCTTAAGCCATATATCATAATGCTCATCAGACTCACTCGAGTAAATCACATTCTTATTGCCATAACCAATATTTGCAACAAAGTATTCTATAAGTTCTCGTGGAGTATCAAAGTTGCGTCCTAGCTTTTCAAATAAGAAGCGATCATTGCGTGCTTCAAATGTTGCACGAGTTCCTGACACCTTACCATTAGATTGAAATACATCATAGCGATCTGTTGTTAAATGCAACTTGATCGCCATAAAATACTTGTATGTTTGGAATCCATCAATCATTTTGGTGTATTTGCGTGAATCCAATTAATAGCTTCTTGATACGGCATAGTATATTTTAGCAATTTTGCTGCTGCATCTGCAATGAGTATATCGTGATTATCAATAGAACTTACATTTCTAAGAAAGATATCTTTAAGTTCTGTTACAAAGATATGATCTACAAATTCATCAGTAAGTTCAATTGTTCTCATCTAATTTCTCCACCAATATTGCGTCTCTTAAGTCTTCACCAAATGACATATTTTCTCTATGAATTTTAACAAGACCTTTGCGATATAGAGATTCAATTATTACAAAGTTTCCAAACATATTTAATTGCAAAGTATAATCATTGACATTAGAACCTTGACAACCTTCAGCAGCTGCTAACATTATTGAAATTAGCATAAGATCACCAAAGCTTTCATGATTTTCACCTGCATCAATAATTTCTATTAGATGTTGAATATCACTATCGCTAGTATTTTTAAAAAAGTCACCTATAGTCATATAGGGATTTTTTGTCATATCTGCTGCAAGCATACGCGTAATAGAAAGAAGAGATTTTTCTTTTACGATATTCTCATAATTTACACTGAATCCTTCATCTTCATTCATAGCAATTCCTCATATGTCGTTTTTCCGCCTTGAGTTGTAGCAGACCATCGTCTATCGCAAATGCCACATTCAATAGGAGTATTACTCTTATTCATATCTGGATTTAAATTATTTCCATGCTTATCATACATAGGTTCATAATAAACAGTAGTACTCATAGTCATACCATGTCTAAATCTGCATTCTAGCTTACACGTTGGATTCGGATTCATTATACGTATAGAGTTGCTTGTTTAGGAAGTAGATTTGCTTCACGCATATCCATTTGAATTTTATCTTTAAGAGTCTTATTGATTAGACTCTTAATGTCTTCAGGTTCAACATAGTTATCAGCACAATATTTAAGTACTGCATCCATGTGAGACATCTTATGATTTCGTGCTAGTTCTTCAATGTGAAGAGAGAATGCTGCGGCATTTTTAAACATCATGCTTTTCTTAGGTAGTATTCGGCGGTTTTGATAGTTTGAACTACATCACTATATTCTTCAGATTTTATATGATAGAGTTTCCATACTGGATCTGAACGAGTAGATGAATTCATCTTTTCATCAAACATATCGAGGTATTTGTTGAACCAACGATCAAGTTTGGCTTTTAGATTTATGAGATCGTAATAGATTACTGTAATCTTTTCTTTCTCATTATAGAGATGAGCATTTGCAATTTGATTTTCAATATGTGAACGATTCATAACTTATTATATCACCTTTACGATTTAAAATACAACTCAACCTCGACGCATGCGCGCCATTTCCTTAGCTTCTCCATCAGAGAAAACAGGCACTGCATTAGATTTGTGAAGAGTTCCAATACCTAGCATTTTGTCACCAGTGTATTGCATAGTTGGTTTTGACGAAGCAATACCATCACCAGTGTTACGACTAGGAATATTGTGATATGTGCTACGGCCAGGAGGAGTAGGCAATGAATAGCTGAATGTAGTATCTACACGCTTTAGAGGTTTCTTGGGTGCGTACTTTGCTTGAATAGCATCCCATTCTGCTTGCAATTGACGTTGTGCAGCATTAGGTTTCTTTGCTTTACGTTTTGGAATAGAAGTATAAATCATAGAATCAATTGTTGGATTGCAAACTTAGCTTCGGACACAGATCGACACACATCACCATTTACAGTGATGTGTTTGAAGTGTTTGATTTTAACATTAAATTGAGGGACACGCAAAGTTACAAACTCTGGAGATTTGATTTTCTCTACACGGTCACCCGTAGCAAAGAAGAGAGTATCGCGAAGTTCGTCACCTGCGACTTTTTGTTGAAAGTGTATATTTGCCATAGATCTATTATATCACTATAACGATTTAATGTACAGGCTTAAATAACTTTCCCTAGGACTTTATAGATATATGCATCCATAAGATGATCGTATGGTTTACCATTGCGACGTAATTGATAAATCACTTCAAGATCTTCTTCTTTAGAAGAATGACTTACGCCATCCACGTGCAATCCACGTGCTTTAATTTCTTGAATAAGCTCATCATCATCAAATTGATCAAGATCTACTTCAAATTCAACATATGCCATAATGTAACTCCAAGTTAGTTGGTCCGGCGTAGAGGAATCGAACCTCTATAATGACTTTAGAAGAATCATGTCCTATCCGTTGAACGAACGCCAGATATGGTTTATTATACTACAGTTATGATTTATTGTACAGGCTTCTTTTTAGCAGGAGCTTTCTTTACAGCTTTTTTACGCGCAGGCTTAGGATTAGCTTCAGCTTCAAGCGCAGCTTCTGCAGCCTCCATCTCTGCTTGAAGTTTTTCTATGCGTGCTGTCATGCGTAGCACAACACTCTCGCCATCCATCCACATATCTTTATTTTCAAGCATAGATTTTATTTCATCTTCTGTCATGAAATCTTTATAGACTTCTTTCATTAGACGTTCTGACCACTTACGCTCATGTAAGAGTTGGTCAATCATTTCACCGCCTTTACCAATTGCTCCACCAGAATAATTATGAAACATAAACACAGAGTGAGGAGTAACTTCAAAGCTATCAGCACACATGAAAATCATTGTAGCTGCAGACATACATGCACCTTCAACTGAACATATGACTGTAGCATCAGTGTCGGCCAAGACACGCATGAATTGAATTGCTGTGAATAGATCACCACCATAACTATTAATGTAGATCTTAACTACATCATTTTCTCCAGCGTGACGAATTGTGTCAAACCATTCTAAATAATTCTCAGGCTCTTCAATTGTTCCAGTAAGATAGAACTCATGAACTTGAGCTACAGATTTACTTGGAAAATATCCATTAGAATGTGCCTTTGACTTCATCATGTCTAAAATATCCATTACGCTTCTCCGATTGGTTTATAAAAAATATGTCGGCCAATTGTAGTAGTCACTTCAAGATTAGTCCAACGTGGGCGAACATAGTTAGCGTGATAAAATAACGCACCTTGAGTCGTATCCTCGATTGTCTCATGATTGAAGAAGACTCTTATCGCCAGACTTCTGCTATAGCTATATATCTGCTCATCAATGTCAGGAAGCTTTTTCATGCAAGCCCAAGAAAATTGACAAGTTTTCTTTTTCTTTTGTTGTACGACTTTACATACAGTATTTGGAAAACCAGGTGCTTTGACTCTATTCATAGTCACCAGTGCAACAGCAATCATCCCGTCTTCTTTTTCAATTCCAGCTTCACGATAAATGTTTTGAGTAAGACAATCTATTTCATTTTTATCATGATCAGTTAGATCATTATACTCAGGCACATTTAACTTGTGCATAGATTGTAAATTGTATTCGACGCCAATTGTTACAAACATTGACATGATTACAAATGCGATTATTATTATTATTTTTTGCATTGTAGTCCTTTCTTTTTCAGATAACAAAGGCCCTTAAAAGAGCCTTGATTATTATTTATATAATGGTTGGTTATTCTGTTACGAGGAAACCAACCGAAACCCTAAGCGGCGTTTAGGCTGCTAATGCGAACTGTGAGTCGTTTGCGTTTACTTATTTTGCTTGATTTGCGGTCATCGCCTACCGTGTTGCCGTCTCTAATATCTCTCGCTGTCGAATACTGAGTACACCCCCATCAAAAGCACTCTCAAATCTGAATAGTACGGAGTTGGTGACCGTATCTCTTGGGACTCAAACCCACGAATGCTTTTGGTGGAGGTGGGGGGATTTGCACCCCCGTCCAACAAGCCTTCTCTTTGAAGGGATTACAACAATTAAATTAATTATATACTAAAAACGAATTAATGTATACTCACCAAGAGAACTTTGGATACTTAACTTTCACAGCAGCGCAGGCAGCTAAGTATTCTTTCTCTTGTGATGCACTACCTTTTACTTTAGCATCTAAATAATCTGCTATTGGTGGGTAGGCTTCAGCACGCAGTGTTTCAATTACTCGATGAATAATATCTTCAGTGATAGTAAGACCCCATTCCTGTCTAAAGATAAAAACGTAACCCTCAGGAATTGAAGTTTGTTTAACTAGCAATTCATGTTCTGATGGTGAGAGCACAAGGTATGATGATGCCTCTGGTGTTTTTTGACCAATCATAATTAAATCAAAATCTACAGTGCGAGGCCAATCAACAAAGTCTCCAGGTATATTCATAGCTGGTCTGCCATACATCTTTTGTAGGTTTACAGATGTTACTGTATAAAGAGAAAACATTAATTATTCTCCAGTTGATGTGTTGTTGGTGTATTTAAAAACTCAATCTTTTGAGGATTAGCTCCGCCAATTAAAACCTGAGCATTTTCTGGAATTAGGCCAATTTGTTGTAGCGCAGTCCATGTATATGGATTTGACATTGCATTGCGCAGTTTAGCTGGAGATGGACGTCCATTTGCAATAATTTCTGCATGAATTTCTTTACCAATCATTACAGTAAATTCATTTGCTGCGTTTGCTTCATACATTTCTTCATCAGTAAATGACGTTCCATCATGATGTTTCATGCGAGTAGGTTCTGCAACTTCATAGAGTTCAGCTAATAGTCTTTCAAGAATTTTAATTTCTTCTTTATTAAGAAGAAACGCTTCTTGTTGTGCTGGAAAACCAGATTCCCATTCTAGAATATCTGCACGAAGGTTAAGAATTAAATGCTGCATTGCATTATTATCTTTAAGAGTTTGTAGCTCTGAGAGTTTTGCTTGATACTTAAGTTGAGAAACCTCTTCAAGCGCTGCAGCACGAATGCGTCCTTCTAAGAAACCTTTAAGAGTTTTAATCTTTTCCCAAGGGGTTTCACCGATCACTTGATAGCGATAGTTGAATTCAGTATTTAATTTTGAAGCCATAATAATTTCCTTTATAAAAACATAACATATTTATGCTGCAAACACAGTAGCAGCAACATAATACCGCGCAGTACCAACGCCAGTAGTATCACTAGCAACTACTCCAGTGTTAGATATCAGATTAGTTATGTTATTAGTTGAACCAGAACTATAACCAAATCCAAATATTGCTTTATCACCACCAAAGCTACTAGCTGCTAATCCATATCTAGCAGTACCAACAATTGTTGTATCAGTTGCTATAACACCAGTACTGGATATTAGATTACTTGCTGAAACATATGGTGCAGAAGAGTTTAGACCATATCCAAATATTGCTTTATTACCACCATAACTAGCAGCAGCTAATCCAGATCTAATAGTAGCAGTGTTAGATACATCTGTGGCAACTACGCCAGTATTAGATACACGATTAGTGAGTGAATAATATGTAGATCCTGAAATGCCAAATCCAAATATTGCTTTATCATCACCATAACTAGCTGCAGCTAGACGCGCTCTAGGAGTACCAACGCCAGTAGTATCACTAGCAACTACACCAGCATTAGATACAAGATTAGTAATAGATTCAACTGAAGTGGCCTGGCCATATCCAAATATTGCTTTATCACCATCATAACCAGCTGCAGCTAAACCCAAGCGCGCTTTGCCTACACTAGTAGTATCATTAGCAACTACACCAATATTAGATACAAGATTAGTCAATGACACGTTTGATGCTGTTGTGCTACCAAATCCAAATATTGCTTTATCGCCACCATAACCAGCTGCAGCTAATTGAAATCTAGCAGTACCAGTAGTAGATGTATCTGTTGCAACAACACCAATATTAGATACAAGATTAGTCATTGAAAGCTTTGTACCATTATTATCGCCATATCCAAATATACCTCTTTGCGTAGAAGCATATGAATTAAATTCTAAAGATGTATCAGAATATTGTAAAGCTATTGGAATTAATGCTGCCATGTTATTTCCTTATGATCCGTATCCAGCAGCAGCTAAATTTTCTCTAGCAGTACCAAGTGCAGTAGTATCTGTTGCAAATACACCAGTATTAGATGTAAGAACACTATAAGTAGTGACATTAATACTATTATTACCATATGCAAATATAGCTTTATCGCCACCATATGTTGAGCCTGCTAAATACATTTTAACAATTGTATAACTGTAAGAATCACTAGCAACTACACCGGTGTTTGATATTAAATTGACTTTATTACTAAAACTAGTATCAAATCCAAAAGCAAACATAGCTTTATCACCACCATAACCAGCTGCAGCTAGTCCATATCTGGCAGTGCCTACACTAGTAGTATCATTAGCAACTACACCTACATTAGATACAAGATTAGTCAATGTCACAGCGCCATCGCTGCCGCGGCCATATCCAAATATTGCTTTATCGCCACCATAACCAGCAGCAGCTAAAGATCTTCGTCCAGTACCAACAATAGATGTATCTGTTGCAACAACACCTTGATTAGATACAAGATTAGTTAATAATGAGTAGCCAATATTGGGAGCTCCAAATCCAAATATTGCTTTATCGCCACCATAACCAGCTGCAGCTAATTGAAATCTAGCAGTACCAGTAGTAGATGTATCTGTTGCAACAACACCAATATTAGATACAAGATTAGTCAATGAATAGTATGTATTACCAGCTCCATTTATCCCATATCCAAAGATAGCTTTATCACCACCATAACTAGCAGCTGCCAAACCATATCTAGCAGTACCAACAGTAGATGTATCTGCTGAAATACTACCAGTATTAGATACAAGATTAGTCATAGAATACGCAGTAGTACTATAACCACCATATCCAAATATTGCTTTATCTCTATATCTTAGATTTTTTGCCGTTGTTCCTAATGAATTATCAGCGTATGTTAGTGCAGTTGAACTTATTTTTGTTGTCATAATACTTAAGATCCAAATCCAGAAGCTGCTAAATAATATCTAGCAGTGCCAACGCCTGTAGTATCAGTTGCAACTACACCAATATTAGATACAAGATTAGTTATTGAAGTAGTAGAAGCATTCAAATATCCGTATCCAAAGATTGCTTTATCACCACCATAACCAGCAGCAGCTAAGCCCCTTCTAGGAGTGCTAACGCCTGTAGTATCTGTTGCAACTACACCAATATTAGATACAAGATTAGTTAATGATACATTACTACCAGCAAAATCACTAGTAACTCCATATCCAAAAATAGCTTTATCACCACCATAATCAGCAGCAGCCAAAGAATCTCGTGGAGTACCAACACCAGCTGTATCAGCTGCAAGAACACCTTGATTAGATACAAGATTAGTCATTGATAAGCGTGCATTAGTAGTGGAGCCACCATATCCAAATATTGCTTTATCGCCGCCATAGCCGGCAGCAGCCAAATATGGTCGTTTAGTACCAACACCACTATTATCTGTTGCTACAACACCTATATTAGATACAAGATTAGTTACATTAGTATAAATCGCACTACTATTCCAACCAAATCCAAAAATAGCTTTGTCATTTCCATAAGTTGCTGCAGCTAAATTAACTCTAATGGTACCAACACCACTATTATCTATTGCTACAACACCAATATTAGATACAAGATTAGTTGTAGCGGTAACCGAACCATTACCACTAATCACTATTGTGCCATATCCAAAAATAGCTTTATCACCGCCATAGCCGGCAGCAGCATGACCATAACGTGCACTACCAACGCTTGATATATCTGTTGAAACCAAACCATTAATATTAACTTGATTTGTTATTGAAATTGTTGCATTATAACCGCATATAAAGATAGCTCTCTTAAATCTATTCAAGGAATAAGACTGAGTTCCATCTGGATATAGTATACCGTTAAAATTGAGAGTAGTTGCCATGTTATGCTATTACCTATAATCTTATATTTATACAAGGAATATTAATGATTTTTAAGTTTAGAATAATCTTGTCGCAGATTAACAAATTCTTGAATCCATGTATCACGCTTCTCTATAAAGATTAAAGGATCACTATCATCAACTGACATGATGATCACCAATCTATCTACAGGAATTCCGGTTCTTTCCTCAAACATAACGGCGTATGCCGAAGTCTGCATGAAGTATCCATGAATGTCATCTCGTGACTTTACTCGTTTAGACGTTTTAAAATCAATAATAGATAGTCTACCATCAAATTCTGCAATACAGTCTACAGTACCAGCAACTTGCAAGTGATCAGAATAGAGTTGTGTCTCAAGACAGTGAACATTATTAATTCTATTTAAGTGAGGTTTAATAGAATTAAATACTTCTAAATCAAAAGGTGTAGGATTGACTTCTTTGTTGAGTAGATAATCTTCGCAGAGCGAGTGTATAGCAGTACCTCGTCTTGCTGCTCGTGAAGAGATTCGATTTGCTTCTTCTTCTCCAACTGCTTTACGCCAGGCCATGATTTCTGCTTTTCCAAGCAGTCCAAGGACTGACGTAACGGAGGGATACTTTCTACCACTAGGTGTCTCGTAGCGTCGACCTTCGGGAGAATCAACGCGTACGAGTTTTTCAATGTTATGATGTATGTGATTAAACAACGTTATCTTCGTAATGTAGTTTAGCCAAGATATAATCCTTGACTAGTGAACTTCGAACAATGTCGTCCGGAGTAAATTCAATTTTAGTAAATGCGCCCATATGATAGGCAATGTCAAAGAACTTTAAAATGCCTGACATATCATTCTTCTTTTTATTCAAGTCTGTTTGACGATAGTCGCCACACCAAAGAATCTTAGAACGATAACCAACACGAGTCATTACTGTATCAATTTCTTCAAATGTCAAGTTTTGCATTTCATCAACAATAATGATAGCATCGTCAAATGACATACCTCGAATGAACGAGGTTGAAATGAATTCAATATAACCTTGCTCTTCTAATCTATCCCAAGCATCTTTACGACCAAAGAGTGTTTCGCAAATCTGACGATATGGTTGTTGATAGATCTCCATCTTTTCATGAACATCACCTGGAAGATGTCCAACTTCACGACCCTGTACTGCTGAGCGTACAACAATGATTTTTCTAAATGGATTACTCTTATCCATTACTTCTTCAAGTGCTTTGTATAGTGCGCAGAATGTTTTTCCTGTTCCTGCCACTCCATGTAGTGCTACAAAATAATCACCTCGCTTATAAGCATCAAAGAATAACTTTTGATTATCAGTAAGAGGATCGAATGTTTTTAAATCATCTATTCTAAGCTTTAAGGTGTTATTCACTGGAGATGTTTTTGATACTGGAGTTCTAAGTGCTTTATCAGCAGATTCGTTCTCAGTAGGTTTTGGTGCTGCTTTACGTGCCATGTACTTCCTTAGCAAGTTGAAAGATATTCACATACACATAACAATGACTGAAATTTATTTAGAATGCATTCATTTTCTTTAGATCACTTCCTGGAGTACGTTCATGGATTTGCTGAAGAACGTGTTTGAATCCACTATCACGCTTAAGAGTACCAGCGCGCATAGGATCCATGAGCATAGGTGCTCCAGTGATTATAGTCTCGTATTGGGGATTTTCTTTGAGGAATTCTTCGCGAGCAGAAATTGACATGAACTTTTCAATTACTTCATTTGTATTAATGTCGCGGAAATTATATGTTGGCATATTGTAGTGGTAATGATATAATACGGTTTCGTTTGATGTCTCGTTGTATATAACAAGCATCTCCATACAAACTATTTATAGCATCAGCAAACCAAAGAGGCATATGTCTATTAGTCCAACGAGACATTTTTACTTTATCACCGGCATAATAATTATGATACGATTGAATAGAGTTACCTTTCACTCGATAATGATCAGGCATTGCTGGAGGAGGTTCGATAAACCCACCTTCAAACTTAATATTTGTTGGAGGTTTGCTGAGACCTTCAATTAAGCGTGCTGACGCATGAACTTTATCATATCGATATGTGTACTCATCCATAAGATTAATCCACAATGAAAACAACCAGCGATAGTGTACTTCATCAGAACGAGCCCACACAGCACTAGGATGATTAGAATGTGTTGCAGTATATAGAATACCATCACGTTCATCAGGAAGTTCATAGCGCTTAGCTTTACGGCCAGATTTTGAGACACCTTCAACTAGAGTGCCATCAAGAACACGATGAGCAGTTGACAGTAATTGAGCATATTCTAGAATCATTTTGACGACATGCTTGTCATTGTGCATTTCAGCACAAGTCTTAGGATCGCGATCTAGATAGAAGATATTCATTTGTGATCAATAAGAGGAAGTTGAATACGAGGAACTGCAACAAATCCACTAGAGCTAGCAATGTTCCCATAGCTATCATGTGTAGTAGCTTGAACTTGCATTTCAACTTTAGCAACTTTACCATCTTTCATATATTCTACTACTTGAAATTGATATGTTATAGCTTCTGGAATATTAATTGATAGTGCTGACAAAGAATTAAGTTTCTGTGCAGATGCTGGATTATAGTTGTTCATGATCATTCCTCAATTTTAATTCGTGGGATTTTGACCCAGTTATTATCACTTTCATCATATTTTTGAAGTTCGACTCGTGTAACTTTGCCGTTCTTAGTATATTCTACCACACGCATGTTTATTTGGGAATAGCTAGAATTGGAATTAAGTGATGACGCAGCTATTGTAGAAGTTCCAATAGGTCCATTAGCTCCAATATTATGAATGTAAGGACTAGTACTGATAGACCCTACATACGTAGTACTATTATCATTAAAATTCGTATGAGAAGTGATAGTCATATTCTTTATGAATTCATTTGTAAGTATATCAGCCAACTGAGTTGTAATATAGTTCTTAAGATAACGTGGATCTAAATTAAATACTTGATAACGATCAATAGTAACTTGTGCAGTTAAGTTCATTCTCCACCTTGCCACTCCAAATGAAGTTGAGCAAGCTCTTTTAGAGTTACGTTAATATCATAATGAAGAATAGCAGTACCACCTGCAGCACGATACTTTTCAACGACATGAGGAGTGTCATCAATTAGAATATGCCAAGGATCAGCAAACATAGCTTTCTTACTTCCGCCAGGAACAACGTTAGCTTTGTATGGAATTCCATTATTACATAACCATGTAATCTTATCTTGAGTTACTTGTTCGTGATACTTTTCACCTCCAGATGATGTAAGGATCTCAACAGGGACACGCATTTCATGCACGAATTGAAGAAGCTTATCAGCATCTGGATGCTTTTCAAGAGTTCTAAAATTTCCTTCTACAATGAATTGTTCAAAATGGCGCCAAAAGTGAGATGTGCGAGCATTTTGCTCAGAAGGTCTAATTCCAAACAATTCATCATAACGCTTTTCAAAGTTAGTTAAAACTCCGTCCATGTCAAGATAGATTTTCACTTGTTTCTTTCAAAATCAAAATAAGATGAAGAGTGCTCAATTTCATCTTCTGGAAGTGGAGTAACAAAGCTAAACTTTTGTTCATCACTCCAAGACTTTAGATAACCATTGTCTTCATCAAAGACACGAAGATATTCTTCGTTGTCAATTACACGATGAGAAACGATTTGTTCACCAATGTGTTCTTGAGAGAACTCTTCAGCTTCATTCATAGTCACTGTATCAAGTGCCCATTCTTTCTTACCAACAGGCACCTCAAC